AATTAGATTTAGAACACCCAAACGTGCTACTAACCCTACTTTGGTGCAAAATACTGGAACACAATACTATTATTTCTATAGAAATGGTGCTTCTGCAAATGCTACAGGATTTACTGGTACAAATTGGCCAAACATTCACGGTTCGGCAATATATAATTCAATGAGTTGTACTGCGGGTCAAGCTGGATTATTAGGTGCTAGTAATGATGGTGCATTATTATTATTTACATCGGAGCTTTAAACTATGACTTATACTTACAAGTTAATAAAAAATCCTATGACGAATACTGTGGATTGTGTAAGACAATCTTCGAATACCGATAATATAGTCAAAATAATTAGAATTGATGAAAGTAGTGATGATGCAGATTTTTTATCCTATAAAGAATGGCTAGCAGAGGGAAACACAGCAGAGGAGGCTGATTAATTAACCTTTTCTTGCATTTGTCTTGTCATATAAGACGTTATTAGATATAAAGGTGCAATAGTTGGTATTATCAAAAGCATAGATATAATTAATGTATGGCTTATTGCCTTAATAATTGCATCTTTTACCATGTTTCAAAAAATAGCTAACATTTTAAGTATAGCTTCATTTGTTCTTATCACTAGCACTTTAGGTGCATCATATTTTGGCTACAAATACCTTACATCACCACAATTTCAGAACAAAATGATGAATAAAGTATTAGGTAATGTACAAAAGTTAATGCCAAAAATGTTAGATAATAATATACCTGATACAACTGGTAAATCTATACCAATACCACTTAAATAATTGGAAATACCAGAAATAGTAATACCAGAAATAAAAGTTTTTACATATATACCTGCAACAAATGAAAGCCTAAACATACCATTACCTAATGTTGGTATGCCTGGTTGTGTTAAAACACATAGAGATATATCTATAAAAAATACAGAAATAGTAAATGATGATCCTTATGGTGCATTTTATACGTGTCCTGATGGTAGTTCTATTCCTTCTTACATACCAATAGACTATAACCCTAGAAAGCTAGAAATAGTAGAGCAATCAAAACCATCTGCAATTGATACACCTGATTCACCTACAACTGATACACCAGAAATACCTAAAAATGAAACAAAAGAAGAAATAGTTATACCACCTTGTCCAGATCCTAAATCTGCTTTAAGAGTAGGTTCATTTGCCAATGATAAAAAATTAGAAAGAGTAAAGGCTTTTGAAAGAGGAGAAAATGGCATTGATTGTAATATTATTTGGGAATCTGTACCTTTTAGTGAATCTTATATACCAACTGTAAGCACCATAATCTCAACAGGAGCAATAGCACTTGTCGCAGCCACATCACCCTTAATACTTAACATAATAAAACCCCTGATTAAAAATTTAATAAAGAAAGTAACTACTAGAAAAAAAAGCTAATATTAATATATAGCTTGCATAATGTAGGGGTATACCCCATACTTAGAAAAGCTGTTATTGTTTACTATCTAAGGCTATGAGTTTTGAAGAAGAACTAGAAGCAATAGAAAGGGAAGAATGGCTAGCTAAGTTTGATGATCGTCATGTTATGAACGCTGCAAGAATGTTTCTTGAATGGCTATACCATTTACCTGATGATTACAAACCAACTACTTATTCTGAATTTAGTTTTTAACTTATGAAGCCACAACCAGAACAACTACTTAAGCAGTTAAAAGATTGGCAAAATAAAAAGAAAGTATGTCAGGAACAGATAGATGCTAGAAAAACAATACTAGAAGGTTATTTTGAAGAAGGTCTTATTATGTCTACATTTTCTATAGAAGGTGTTAAGGCAGAAAGAAGGCGTAAACCTGAGAAATGGGAATATAGTGATGAATTAGAACAGTATAAGCAAGAAATGATAGATGCTATAGAATCTAAGGAACAATATGAAAGAGAAGAAGGCATTGCAAAGAAAAAAGAAACACAATATACATGGGCTATAAGATGAAAACCACAGAACGTATTTTAAATGCACTACAACGTGCAAAAGAGTTACTCACATTGGTAACTTATTGGTCAAAAAAACCTAAAGAACAAGATTTATTAAACAAAGAATTTAAAGAAGCAAAACAAAAAATTATTGATGATTTAAATATTCAATTAGGTGCTTTAAGTGATCGCTATTTGTTTAACCATAAATCAGAGTTTGCTACAAAAGAATATTTAGTAGAGTACGAAGCACTAAAAAAGAAAATTAGGGATTTAGAAAAATGAACGCACAGAAAAATAAAGGAGATAGGGCAGAAAGAGAAGCCTGTATATATTTAACAGCAGCTACAGGACATACAGTTGAACGTAGATTTGGTGCTGGTCAGGATAAAGACAAAGGTGATTTAGTTGGTATACCTAATACTGTTGTGCAGGTAACAGATATGAAAGATAAATCAGAAGCGGTATTAAGAAAGCCTAGAGAAGCAGAACAGCAAAGACTAAATGCAAAAGTAGACCATGCTATTACTATGGTTAGGTTTAATAAAAGACCTGGATGCAAAGAAGGTGATAATTGGCGGGTTGTAATGACTATTGAACAGTATGCAAGATTAATAAATGAACCTAGATAGATACAAAGTAATAACTATAAACTTTAATGATTGTAAAGAATGGTTTTTACATAAACATTACCTAAAAAGACTTGCATCATTTACATATATTTTTGGTTTATATAAAGATAATTATTTAGTTGGTGTATGCAGTTATGGCAGACCAGTATCACATAGTCTTATAAAGGGTGCATTTAATGGACATTATCAGGATAATTTTTTAGAGCTTAACAGATTAGTAATAAATAATGACTTAGAAAAAAATACTTTATCTTACTTTCTATCTAAAAGCTTAAAGATGATACCAAAACCTACAGTTGTTGTGAGTTATGCAGATACTTCTTTAGGTCATCATGGTTACATATATCAAGCTACTAACTGGATTTATACAGGTTTATCAGCAAAAAGAAAAGATTATAAAATTAAAGGTTTAGATTTACATAGTGCTAGTATTTTTGATAGGGAAGGTAGGAATAAAGGTAAGGGTAAAATTAATTTATTAAAAGAAAAATATGGCGATAATTTGTACATGGAAGTAAGACCAAGAAAACATAGATATTTTTATTTACTAGCTGATAAAAAAACAAAAAAAGAAATGATTAAAAATTTATCGTATAAAATACAAGAATATCCGAAAGGTAATAATAATAAATATGATGCAAACTATAAACCAACTGTACAGGGAATTTTATTTTAATATAATGAATTGTTATTGGTGTAATACAGAACTTATAGTAGGAGGTGATATTGATATTGATGAAAGTATGTACCCTAACTTATATGCAGAATATTCTGTAATAACTAATTTATCTTGTCCTAAGTGTTTTGCAGAGGTGGAAGTACTAAAAAAAAGAAACGCATATGATTGATTAAAAACTAATTTCTTGACAGGGGTATACCTTAGATGTACACTAAATAATGTAAACACTACCGAGAGGTTATCCAATGTCAAGATCATTAAATGTTCTTTCAAAAATTTTAGGACTTACAACAAGTACTAACCCTAATGAAGCTGCTGCTGCTGAAACAAAACTAGAACAACAACTAGCAGCAAGAGGTATTAGTAGAGAACAGTTAGAACAGCAGTTAGATATGGCTACTGTTGAACAGGATATAGAAGCTACATCATTTAGATATGGTGACCCATACAAACGTATAGACCCTGCTACACAATATATTGTTTCTGCTGTAGCACATTTTTATAATGGATCAATAGTATTTTGTGTACGTGATGAAGATGGCAATAGATTTGAACGTGGTACAAGACAAATTGATGTTATGTGTTCTAAGGCAAGACAGATAGAAATACAAATATATACAGATTATATTTTGCAAGCACTAGATGATAAATGGGCTGCTCATTGTAAAGAAGACCCCTTTATGGTTGCTATGAAAGGTGCTAAATACAGAAATGATTTTAGAAAAGGTTTTGCAGAAGATATACATAACAGATTACATAAAATGAAAAGAGAAGAACAGCAGAATGGTAGACAACTACAAATAGCAGATAAAACTGTTAACCAATCTGCATTAGCTGTTGTTGAGTCTAATAAAACAGAAAAAGCAATAATACAAAAATATAAAGATGATAAGTATGGAAAGCTACCTAGTAAAACAAGACTTACAGGTGCAGGTGGTGATGGTAGAAATAGTGGACTAGCAGCAGGTAGTTCTGTAGGACTTAATAGACAGGTAGCAGGTGGTGGACAGAGACAGTTATCAGGTTACTAAATCTATTTACATAATTACAGCCCTCTTTTATAGAGGGTTTTTTATTGTTTATTATTTATTACTTGACAGGGGTATACCCTTGATATATATTAAAAGAGTACACAACACCGAGAGGTTTTCCAAATGTCTAAAGCAACTAAGCCAGAGCTAAATATGTACCTTAACTGGAAGGCACAAGCAGAACTTGAACTTAAAGGTGCGGTTCAAACTAATAATCACAAGCAAATACAAGATTGCAAAGACACACTTGCACGTTTAGAAGAAAACTATGCAGATGTAGATCTTGGTCAATTTTTTAACAAGACATCATTCTTTTATCACAACAACGGCAAAACTTATAATTTTCCAGGCAGGTTTACTTCAGATAGTGAAGCAGATAGAAAATGTAGAATTAAGTATCAAGGTCTTTTTATACAGCATTATGAAATGTTTAGCCTACTAAGCGAAAGCAAAGATGAAGAATGGCTAGAACTACAAGCAAGATTTTATTCAGCTAAAGAACCACATTTTACAGGTTTTGATGGTGACGCTTATAGACAAACAAAGGAGGTTAAGTAAATGCAAAACTTTCTAATGATGTTAGCAGCGTCAGGGTTGTTTTATACAGCCCTCGATTCTACTCTTTATGACATGACAGTTACAGATTGTAATGCAGGTATAGAACTAGCTTGTAAGGAGGTAAACAAATGAATTTTAGACACCATCAATTAGTTGAAATTTATTCAGCACTTAAAGAAGGTTCTTGGATAAACCTAGAAACAAGAAATGAATTAATTGAAAGACTCGAACAGTACATGATTAAAGTAGCAATGCACAATGATTTTGAAGTTAAGGAAAAGGAGGTAAACAAATAATGACTGCATTCGTACCTATCACACGTTATTCCAGATGTAAACGCTATGCAGGGGCAAAAATACAATGCCCTAACTGCAAAAACATAGGCAGAGTTTATCATCTTTCATGGTCAGCTTTACAATGTCAAAACTGTAAAAATATGATTGATAAGTTTGATTGGTTAATAGAAAAAGGTAAGTATTCTAAGGAGGTAAACAAATGAATTACTGTATATGTGAATGTGACCCTTATGCCTTTTGGGATATTAGTTATAAACAATATATGGAAATGACACCTATAAAACGTATGGAATACTTAAGGTCATTACGATTATTGATTACAAAAGAACGAGAACAAGAAAAAAGAGAAGAAATAAGAAGAAAACTTGCATTAGATATATGGGTTAAAAAAAAGGTATAACAGTATAGTCGGGAAGCCTGATAGTTAGGTTTGTGAGATACTCTAACTTGAAAGTTATACAATACCTATTGCAATTCATAGGAAAAACAGGGCAAGTGTTGGACTTGATCGATCTCCTGACTAATTATTACAATTTTGTAACATAACCTTTATAGGGGTATACCCTAGTTATATACTATATATATACACAACCGAGAGGTTTCCAATTATGCCAAACTTAAAATTAAACTTAACTTCAGAACAAGCACAAGCACTTTACTTAGCTTTAGACAATACAATTTTCTTCGGTTCTGACTTAAAAGATAGATTTACAAAAGAACAACAAAAAAATGTTCTTGATTTATTTGCTAAAGTAAAACCATATAATCCACAATGGTCTAAGTAATACTTTTTACTACACTTATATACAGCCCCTACTAAGGGGTTTTTTTTATTGTCTAATTTAATTTAGGAAACAACTGCTGCTCTAGCAGGTCAACAGCTTTATCATCTAAAGTATTTGTTGTTTGCTTACATATTGTTTCTCTTAAAATATCTATTATTAACCTTTTAACAGCAGTAGTAGATAAGAACCTTATTAATATAGGTTTTAAAATTTTGTACATAGTTTGTTTTGCTTTACAAATATATTGTAGACGTTAAATTTAATATGGTCATCTAACAGGCTGCCTAATCCCCATTGCTAAGCTAGGTGGCCTTTTATTACCTTCTGGGCTTTATTTCTGCTACAGCTAGTTCTACTTCTTTTAGCCTGTGAAATACCTCTTTCATATCATCATGCATATCATCTATTTTTGTTGTTAATAATTCTATTGCTGTTGTATTCCTTACTAAATCATCCCTTGATTGCCTACCTCTATAAGATACAGAACCTACAGATACAAAACAGGCTGTTAACATTGCCCCACCTACTGCTGCTACTACTTCTATCACTTTTCTTAACCTTGTTCTACAGCTATTATAGATTAAAAACCTATGACAGAGCAAAAATCTAAAAATCCTCTACAAAAAATAAAAGAAAAATTTGAAGATAAAGAAGAACAACTAGAGATACTAGGCACGTTTATAAGATTAGGTGTAATGGTTTGGGCTGGTTTTATCATCAGCCTTAACTACATAACAATACCTGGTCTAACAGAAGATAGAGAAGTTAAAGATATAACATTTATAGCCTCAGTTTTTACAGGGTGTTTAGCAACTTTTAATATCACACCAGGCGGTAAAAAAAAGAAAGATGAAAAGATAGAAGAGGGTAAAGCTGTTGCAAACTCTAATGAAAACGTGCAAACTATAAGAATAATACAAGAACCAATTAAAATTATTGGTGTAAAAGAAGTAGACCCTAAATCAAAAGTATGAAAAAACTACTACCTTTTATTTTTTTATTTTCTTCACCAGCTTATTGTGACGTAACTAGCAAACTACAAACTTCTGTATCAATACAGGTAAATGCAGCAGGTACGCAAGTAGAAAGATTAGGAGGTTCTTATAGTGCATCTGGTACTAATGTTGGTACATCTAACTCAGGAGATCA